CAGCTGCCGGTTCAGTTGTTCCTAAGTTCATCAAGTTCACCGTTGCGATGTACTCACATATTACAGGTGAGGTATTTGAGACTGACGCTGATGTCATGGACAAGGTTTCTACATACGGCAAGTATATGGAGGCTGCTCGCTTCACTGAAAACTCACAGGAGGTTTACGATGTGCTGCGTAATATCTATGATGACGAGAAGGTTCAAAAATGGCTGGATGACTGGCAGGAGCCTGAGCCTCTCAAGATTGGTTTAAAGCTGTCCGGCAATCCTAAGATCAATTACCCCACCTACTCTGACCTGTTGCATGATGTGAAGACCTATATCCCTAATGCCACGAAGACATTGGCTCGTGTCTTAACGGATAATAAGTTCGACAAGTTTCAGGGTAAGTTTAGAACCGGTGCACGGATCTATCAACGTAAGCTGTTCAAGTTTGCTACTGGGGATTTTAAACTATTCCAGCGGCGCATCGAAGCTAAGTCTAAGGATTATGTGTTTGGTTTGTTGGTTGATGAGTCCGGCTCAATGCGTGGCGAGTCGGTTGTTAATGCTGCCAGAGGCGCTGTGTTGTTCTCTCATGTCCTTAACCGTTTAAATATTCAGTACGGTGTCTGGGGTTTTAATCATCAGCTTAGGTATTATAAAACCATCAATCAACCGTTTGGTACCAAACATCACGAGGCTTATGAGAAAATGATGAGGAATACCATGACCGAGGATGCTAGTTGGAACTGTGATGGATGGGCTGTTAAGTCTGTTACTGGCACGATGTTACACCACGGCTCACGCCGAGTGTTGTTTGTTCTATCTGATGGAGAGCCAGCGCCTGAAGATCCTCATCGTCATGATTTAAGATCAGAGGTTAAGCGTGCTATGGCTGCCGGAGTGGAGGTTGTTGGCTTTGGTATCGGTGGACACCGTAATGTTCGAGAGTATTATCCTACCTCGGTTATTGTGGACAATGTGTCGGAGATACCTAATGCTATTACCCGGGTGTTGCGTAACAAGCTAAGGATTAAGGTGGCATGAAAATTATGGGAAAAATTGTGATTACTGAAGCAGAACTCAATCGGCTTAAAAATGAAAGAGAGTTTTTGTATCATGTTGTTTCACGCAATAAACAACAATGGGAGTCCTTGCAGGGGCACTTCTCCAAATATGCCGGTTACGAGTTAGAAGGGTTTGGCTTGATCGTACCTGACTGGTTTGAGCAGGCTAAGAATTTTGTGACTAATAACATCTCACTGAATCAAAGGGAGTTAAACTCTATCAAACTATGACAGACGATGAATACAGATCATTATACCGAGAGAAGCGTAAACTACAGGGGTTTTGTCAGTGCAAGGAATGCATTGATCAGGATATGCGCGCTGTTGAGTTCGCTAAACGATATTTTAAATCTAAAAAAAAATGTCTAACTAGACATGTGGCATTGACATGATATTATATTGTCGATGCTTTATTTCTTCTTCGGAGGCGTGTATACTCTCGCTATATTTGGCTTAGGTTTTTACCTTGGGCACGTTTTAAAGGTTAAGATACCTGAGATCCAATTACCAAAACCGTTAACTGTTCCTCAAGCTGTCACGCAGGGTGGTGCTGTCAAAGCTATCTCACCTGACGAGCTGCGTAAGGAGGAGAACAAGGGCTTTATTGAACGGTTTAAGGAGATCACATCATGAACATAAAGGGGATGAACAAGGCTGAGCGTGAGAGACAGTCGCAGAACTTTGCTGCTGACTTTGTCCAGCCTCATGATTCTAAGGGTAATCTCAACCCTGATTTTGTCCGGCTTTATCCTCAGCATGTTGACAAGTATTTCTCTGATGAGGAGATTAAACGTGCCGGTTATCCCAAGCTTGCACAAAAGTTGGCTACTGACCGTGACAACACTGAGCGGATGAAGGCTTACATGCGAGAGAAGTTTAGACGCGGTGCTGTTGCCAATGCTCCTGGCATGAAGGGTGTTGTTGATAATGTTAAAAGAAAATAATATATGATAGTATTAATGATGGAGGAGACTATTTAAAATGGCTACTTACGCACCTACATTCCCCACTGCTGGTTTTGCTACATTAACTACTGCTAATACTCTTGATTACTACGCGGGTGATCCTAATATTCAGGATGCTATAAATAGACGCATGCAAAAGGAAGTATTACAAAAGACTTTTTTTACTCAGTTCTATGACATGGGTGGCTACGATATGGACGTTATGGTTCGCAGGATAGAAGATATCATGGGTGGTCAGCCTACAATGACTGTTACATCTGATGCTGTTTATAAAATGTATAAAGATCTTACTGCTTATGAAGGCTGGGATTCAAAGGCCGCTGCTGCTGATAAGAAGATACTCGGCTATGCTACCAAACCACTGGAGTTTAAGGGACTCTCTGAACTTACATGAAGATAGCCTGGTCTGAAGCAGAGAAGGACTACATCACCTCTGAAACTATCTCATTCTCTGATATCTCTAAAAAGTATGGTGTTGCTCCTACTACTGTGGCTGATTACGCTCGAAAGCAAAAGTGGACTACTAAGCGTGCTGACATACGTGTAAGAGCTGAGAAGAAGACCATAGAAAAAGCTATAGACCTTGTTTCAGCCGTAAATGCTAAACATATTCAGATAGCTAAACGGTTACAGGGAGTGGCTTTAAAGGCTCTACAAGAGCGAGAGGCAGGTGGTGGTGGTGTTGTCCCCAAGTACATGAAGGACGTTAATGAAGCCCTAAAAATCAGCGTTGCCATCGAACGTGCGGCTCATAATATAGAAGATAATAAACCTGATATAAATGTTCAGATCAACTTCAACGCTCAGCCGGGTGATGCGTCTGTTACAAAGGAGGAGATCAATACATGGGCATAAGGTTTTCTAACTCTGTCATTCCCTCTTTACGCATCGGTAATGTCTTGATTACCTGCTATGTTAGACGCTTAATATACGGTCATTTCGGGGTGCATCATCTTGATGAGAACAAGGGGCTGTCTAAGTCTTTATTTGTCATTTCTGGGGGTTTGGTGCATGACTATATGACTACCGTTTCCTTCCGTCCCACCTCACTACTATCAGTTGGATTAGCCGGTTATATTGTGGTAAATAATAGAGAACATGGAGGCTACATCACTCTTATTAAGTAGCGGATACACGTTGTCCGGCTTCTTCAAATTACACCCTAGTTATTTTTACTCTAAAGATATGACGCGTACTGTCAGGCTGCCTGCTGATATTGATATGAGTGGTGAAACTGGCTCTTTAGCTATTGCAAAGTATATGGATATGTATCGACGTACCCATTATGCTGAGGGTCTGCGAAAGCCTGAGGCGATCTTGGTAACGGCTCAACAATTTGATCAGATTGTTTATAGTTCTGATGTTAAACGTTTGTATGGGAAGGATGTTAAACAGCCTATTTGGAAGGTATCATTTGCTAAGATACCCATCATGATAAAATAGGTTAGTGCCTTCAGTCCTAACGCTATCACCGAATGCTAGGCAACGCCAGTTCTTTGCCGAAAAAGCCAAGTTTATCCTTTATGGGGGTGCTAAAGGTGGTGGTAAATCATGGGCTATTCGTTGGAAGCAAATCCTCAGACGCTTAAAGTATCCCGGTTCAAAGGGGCTATTACTCAGACGCACATACCCAGAGCTTTACCGAACCCACATTGAAAAGATTGCCCAGGAGATCCCTAAGGGGATGGCTACTTACGATAATCAAAGACACACCTTACGTTTTGCTAACGGTTCCACACTAGAGTTTGCTTCAGCCCAGTATGAGAGGGATATCCTTCAGTTTCAGGGTGCTGAATATGACGACATTGGACTTGATGAGGCTACTCAGTTTACTGAGTATCAATTTAATATGCTGCGTTCTGTTATCCGAACGATTCGCCCGGACATTGAGACGCAGATTTACCTATCTGCTAATCCCGGCGGCATTGGTCACGGCTGGGTTAAACGTACTTTCGTTGAGCCCGATTTCTCAAAGTTCACTGCTGAGCAAATCGCTGAGTATCGCTCTGTAAATGCCTTTGTCCCGGCTAAGGTTTATGACAACCCGGTGCTGATGAAGAACGATCCGTATTACTTGAAGACGTTGCAGTCACTGCCTGAGGCGTTGCGACGCATGTATCTGGACGGTGATTGGAATATATTTGAGGGGCAGGTGTTCAATGAGTGGCGACAGGACAAGCATGTCACGGACAAGTTTGAGTTTCCCTTGGATGTTTGTAAAAAGATTGTTGGTTTTGACTGGGGTTATGCGTCTCCCGGTTGTGCTATCTTCTTAGCTTACACTCCTGAAAACTCACAGGGTGTGTCACGTGTTTATGCGTACCGTGAGCTTTATCTTACCCAGAAAACACCTGAGCAGTGGGCTTTGGCTATTAAGGCTTTTGCTGATCTGGACAACATTGAGTATATCGTTCTACCTCATGACTGTTATGTTAATGAGGGTAGGGAGTCCATCGCTGATACCTTCCAACGCATTATCCGTAAGCCAATACGCAGAGGTGCAACGCTTCAAAAGAATGCCCGTAAGAACAGATTGGCTATTACTCACCAGTATCTATCTGATGCTAAGGACGGTAAGCCGTTGATGCAGTTTCACCCTAAACTATTGAATACCATTCGGACGCTTCCTGAGTTAGTATATGCTGACAACGATCCCGAGGATATTAACAGTGACGGTGAGGATCACGCTTATGACGCTTTGTCATTGGCGCTCTTATCAAAGGTTATATTTGCCTTACAATCAGGCGCGGTTAAACCTGATGCACCTGTTGGCAGGATGCCTGTTACATGGCGTATGGACGAGCAGGGTGTCATTCAGGGATCTAACTTCTGGGACGCTTTCAAACAAATAGATTATGCAAAGGTAGGGAGAACATGGGAACACAAATAAACTCTGATAAAATCATACTCGATTTATGTGGTGGCACTGGCTCGTGGTCAAAGCCTTACAAAGATGCCGGTTATGATGTTAGAGTAATCACTTTACCCGATTACGATATTAGGACATATGAGCCGCCTGACAACGTTTACGGCATCCTGGCTGCTCCCCCTTGTACAATGTTCTCAATTGCCCGCACTACTGCTAAGGCACCGCGTGACTTAAAGGCTGGTATGGAGATTGTGGTAGCGTGTCTTCGTATTATCTGGCAGTGTCGGTTCCAGAAGAAGCTGGCATTTTGGGCGTTAGAAAACCCCATGGGTATTCTTAGACAGTTCCTTGGTAAGCCTGCGTTAACGTTTCAACCTAATGAGTTTGGTGATTTACACACTAAGCGCACTGACATCTGGGGTTGGTTCAATATGCCTAAGAAGAAGCCTGTTGCGCTCCCTGAGGGTCTGAATGCTTCGATGGCTAACAACAATAGAATATTGCCTCAGTTACCTGAGGGATATCGTGAGCCGGGCAAGCGTAACGCTGCTGCTAGACGGGCTATGACACCACCCGGTTTTGCTACTGCGTTCTTTAAAGCAAATAAATAATGGACACTGTTGATTACAATCTATCTAGTTACTTTCCACTATCGAAGCCTAATTGGCATTTGACTCCAATGGAAGCATTGCATTTACAAATCCATGAGGCTCAACTTCATGATCGTAAACCACCAGAAGCTTTGTATTTAAGTGTTGAAAAGTGGAAGGAGTATTATCAAAGTTTGGGTGGGGTAGTGCAGATGCAAATCGGCCGTGGTATGAGGATTGATCCTCAGACTGGCGCGGCTAAATATTGCACCTTCTTTAGAGGTATTCCTGTCTTCCCGAACCCTTACTCAGAGTTTAGCCCATAGCACGTTAGCGTTCTTTTTGATATTATTCCCTTAATGCAAGTCCCTTTTGTAGTGTCTGGTGAGAAGCCTAAAATCACCATCATGCTTGATAATAGGCACCCGGATGTGAAGAAGGCCATGCACTGTTTTGTATGTGGGAAGGTGTTTTTAGAGTATTACTCTGATATTAGAGTTGTTTTGCCGGGAGAGGGTGATCCGTCGGAAGCACCGCTGGTTGTTCAATGTCACGGTATGACTACTACATATAATCAGTATGGACAGCCTGTCAATGGACGTTGCAAAGCTCAGTATTGGATTATCTAATGGACAACACCTTAACTCCTGATTTCGGATCAATTGATAGCAGACAACAGACTACTGAGCCTGTTGTGGCTGAGTCTACCATCGAACTTCCTATTACTGATCAAGACTTACTTGCTGTTGTTAGGTCACGTAACTCTGTGGATTTAGCGTTTACGAAGGGTGTCATTAAATTAGACGATAGGCGTAAGCTCAATGAGGACATGTGGGTTGGTAAACAGCTTGACGAGACTGGTTTATACAATTGGCAGGTGCCTTATAAGGACAATTTAATCTGGCAGGATCTTGAGAACCGTATTGCTATTGCTGTTGGCCGGATGCCGCAGATCATTGTTACTCCCCCTTCTGGTAAACAGGAGGATAAGGATATGGCTGAGTCGTTGGAAAAGGTGCTGGAGATCAAAATCCAGAACGATGCATCCAAGCGTATTGTCAAAGATGGCCTCAGGCAACTTCATCTCTATCTAACTGCTGCTATTAAATGTCGATGGGATAAAAACATTGGCAAGCATGGCGATTTCATATTCGAGCTGGTTAATCCACGCAGATTACAATTAGATACTTCGGCTGTTATTCCCCATGACGGTTTCACTGCTGACAACTGTGAAATAATTTCTGAATGGATCGAAGAGCCAGCTGGCGTTGTCTTATCTAAGTTCCCTAAAAAGAGAGAAGATCTAATGCGTGCCTTTGGCTTTGTTCGTGGTACGCCCCGGCAGATGATGGCTAAGATCCGTTACCAGGAGGTTTGGTTTACTTGGTACGATCAGCAGGGCAAGCTCATTGAGGGTGTGGCTTGGATCTATCAAAGCATTGTCATGGATAAGATGAAGAATCCATACTTTGACTGGCAGGGTTATGAGTCTGTTGATGAAAATGACGAGGTTGAGGAGCTGTTCTTTAACTACTTTGAACGCCCTAGAAAGCCCTACATCCTGTTCTCTTATCAAAACCTTGGCCGTTCACCTTATGAGGATACTACTGCCGTTGAGCAGTCTATTCCACTCCAGAAGATCGTTAATAAAAGAGGCAGGCAGATCACTGAGATCTCTGATCGTGCTATTCCTAAGCTTGCCTTCGCCGGGTCTTTTATTTCTAAGGAGGAAGCTAGGCGTGTTACCAACGATCCTGATGAGCATATCTGGATGGAGCAGGCTACTGATGTGCGTCAAGCTGTTCAGTTTATTCCGGCTCAGCCACCTTCTCCTGTTCTGTTACAAGATATGATGCAAAACCGCAACCAGATTGATTCTAAGTTTAATACTCATGCTACTACCCGTGGTGATCGTGTTCCTAATGAGTCAGGTGTATCGAAGCAGATCACTCGTGAGGGCGATCTGGCTATGTCTGATGACTTGGCTGATGTTACGGTGCAGCGTGTTATGTACGAGATGGCTGGCTGGGCTACCCAAATGATGAAGCTCATGTACGATAAGGAGCATTACGTTAAGGACATTGGTAAAGACGGTGAAATGATTGAGGTGGCATTAAAGCGTGATGCTATTGCCGATGGCGTAGCTGTTAACGTGAAGGCATCATCTACAGATAAACAACAGAAGAGAGTGGATGCTCAGATGGAGGTTGCTCGAAAGATGACCGATCCTCTTACTTACTTTGAGGATATGGATAAGCCTAACCCTAAGGATCTTACTAAGAAGCTTATCTTGTTCCAAATGGGTGCTGGTGGTGATCCTAATGCGATGTTGGCTTATACTCAGGCCATCGGAGTGGATCTCGGCATGCAGCCCCCTGCTCCTGAAACACCACCGGGTAGTGAGGCACCAGCTGCACCTACAGGTGAAGCGCCCGCAGGAGCCCCGCCTTCTGAACCCGGTGCAACTCCGCAGGATACTAATTTAGATCCTAATGGGTCAGTTTCAGGTGCGGGCGGTGATGCTGAGCAAGCTCAAGCTGATTTGCAATCCATTCTCTCTGGTCAGATGGTTGAGCCAGCGACAGTTTCACCTGATTACATCGCTGTCTTTATACAGTTTGTTCAGTCTCCTGAGTTTGAACAGCTGTCACCTGAACAACAGCAAATGTTGCAACAGTTTGTTGCCCGTATGCAGGAGTTAGCTGCTGGTGGACAGTAGACGCTGTGTGATATAATTTTAATCAATGAGCTTAGAGAGAATATTAGTTCTAGTTATCATGGTGGTGCTGGTCGTTTGGCTGGTACGTAACATCCTGTAATTAACGATTTTTAAAATCTTATGCCGAAAACAGATCCTTTGAATCTTGATCCTAACGCTGCTGCTACTACCGAACCTGCGGCTCCTGCTGCTGATCCCTTAAAAGATGTATTAGAAAAAATAGACGGTTTGTCTACCTCAATGGAGGAGAGATTCTCTGAGTTTGATACCAAGATCGAAGCTGTTAAAATCCCTGAACCTGAAACTACTACAGAGCCTAAAAACGACGGCTGGCAACCTAAGACATGGGACGAGTTCCCTGAGCTGGCTAAGCAGACCGCACAGGATATTGTTAAGCAAGAGCTTGAGGCACGTGATGCTGCTGCCAAACAAACACAAGACGCTGCTGCTGCACAACAGAAGGAAATTGAAACTAATTTTCAGAAGTCTGTTGACTCTTTAGTTACTGCTAATCGTATTCCTGCTGTTAAGAATCCTGAAGATCCTAATGATCCGGGGCGACAGGCGTTGGCTGAAATCTACGGCTTAGGTGTTAAGTATCATTCTACTAATATAGAAGCGATGGCTGATCTGGCTGACAACTTTCACAAGTCCGGCGTTAAGTACGACCCTAAGTCACAACAGTTAATCCGCACCGCTCAGGCACCTGCTGGGGCGATGTCTCCTGTTGGTTCTGCTAATGGTACGGTTCCTCAGGGTGGCTCACCTGATTACAAGTACATTCACTCTAAATCGATGGATCAGATCATAAAGGAGCAGATGGGTGATTAGTCCTTATTCAGAGTTGACCAAGACTGGAGTTGAAATTAGGTATTGTGTCTATTGCGCTTATCCATGGGCGACACCTAAATCGTTTTGTGGGATGCACGAGGATGCTCCTAATCCCTTTGCTTACCAGAGTAAAGCTAAGTTGCTTGTTGACAAGAAATCCAGCCGAGTCATATAATCTCACCTAAGAACTCTATACGAAGTCTCCCAGATTTGGGGGGCTTTTTTTTGTTCTAAATCACATGACATTTTCAGAACGAGTCCTATCTTTAACCCAAGATTACCTGATGCCTAAAGTCGTAGACAACGTTTTAGGATCGAACATCATTCTTTTCCGATTACTCGGTAACGCCAAACAAGGTAAGGGTGAATCAATTAAGAAAGCTGTTAAATATCGTAACGGTGGACAGGCCACTTCCTTTGCAGGCCTTGATACCTTCTCTGCTGCACAACTCGACACTAAAGTCCGAATGTCTTATGACATGAGAGGTTTTAGAATCCCAATTGCTATTTCCGGTATGGAAGCTGTTGCTAACGCTGTGTCTGAAACACAGGTTACTGACTTAGTTAAAGAAGCGATCGAAGAGTCTCAACAGGAGATGATCGATGCTCTTGGTACTGTTATCTATGGAGATGGTACTGGTAATTCCAACAAAGACCCACTTGGTTTGACTGCTATCATCGACGATGGTTCTGCTGCTCCTACTATCGGTGGATTGTCTCGATCTACCTATCCTGTATTACAGTCAACAGTTACACCTTCTGGTGGCACGATGACCTTGGCTAAGCTGGCATCTCTTTATTCCAACATTTCGTCTGGTACAGGCATGTCCACACCTACTTTGATCGTTTCTAATGAAACAGTTTGGGATCTTTATGAGTCTCTTTTGACTCCAATGGTTCGTGAACAGTACAGCATGATGGGTTATTACGAGGTTGGTAAAACAGGCGGCGCTGTTAGACGTGGATCGCATGAGGGCTTAAAAGGAACACAGGGCTTTGTAGCTGTTACTTATAAGGGTATCCCATGGGTACGTGACGAAAAGGCTACCGCTCAGAACGTATTTATGATTAATGAAAACTGGTTAGATTGGTATGGATGGGATGCTAAGGGCATGTTCGGTTACAACAAGATCAGCCTTGGTTCTACTACCATCGAAGGTCTTTATGAGGAATCACCAATGTCTGACTTCTCTGGATTTAACTGGTCTGGCTTGAGAGCTCCACAGAACGCCTTTGGAGGTATCGCTGATGTTATCGTTTTGGGTAACTTGACTACATTCCAACCAAGACGACACGGCAGGTTGACAGGAGTAACAGGAGTATAAAATGAAACTTGAATCTACCGCACTGATATTAGACTTCGATCCATTCTCTTCAAGAATTGAGGCTGAATCGACACATAATTTAGGAGAAAGAATCGACTTAGCTGATGGCCGAACATTCCGCTATGCCAAGATTGGAGCTTCTAACGCTGTTAAGGGTCAATTACAGTTAGCTCCTGTACCTAAGACCAATCATCACAACAACACTATTGCTGTTGCTGCTACTACTGGGTCTACTCAGATCAGTGTCACACTCGGTGCTACTGCTGCTGATGCTAATGAATATTCAGAGGGTTACATGGTTGTCAACGATGTTGATGGCGAGGGTCAAACGTACAAGATCAAATCACATCCTGCACACGCTGGATCTGGTACCTTAGTTGTTACCTTATTTGACCCTATCTCAGTTGCTTTGACTACCAACTCACAGGTTAGCTTGGTTCACAACAAATACAACGGTGTTATTGTTGGAACGGTTGTTACTCAAAGAGCCGCTGGTGTTCCTTTGATCTCAGTATTAGCTGGTGATTACTGCTGGTTGCAAACCAGAGGCACTGCTGGAGTTCTTATCGGAACTGCTGCTACCTTAGGTGCTGACTTAATTGTTGGTGGCACTAATGGATCTGTTACAGATAGAACTGACGCACTTGGTGCTTCGTCTGAACCTGTGGTTGCTGTTGCTGATATCGCAGTTGGAGTTGCTACTGAATACAACCCTGTTACACTCAAGATTGACTAACCCAGATTAGTCTTCCTGAGGGTTAGGATGATCAAATGTCAAAGACAAAAGAACATACACCATCTAAAAATCCAGATCCATTCTTGGATGACGAGCCTAAAAAAGACCTCTTTGGTGAGGATGAAGCTCTGTTGGGCAAACCATCTAAGGACGAAGATGATTTCTTCGCTAAACCTTTAGATGAAAAACCTAAAAAAGCTGACAAGGTAGAAGAGAAAGAGGAAGATGATCCTAATAAATGCCAAGCCTGCGACGGTACTGGTCTTAAATCACAAGCTCAGAGATGTTTTGAATGTCAGGGTTATGGGAAGGTAAATCATGCCTAGAATGTTTGAAGATTATTATCCCCCTGTTAGGGAGGATGGAATAGTTACTGCCAAGCCGATTACTTCGTCTGGTGCTAACTCGTTTTCTGGTGTAAACACTTTCCCAGTAGGTCAGATTCTCAGAGCTCCTATTGTGAAGCACACTGCTTCTGCTATCAATGCTACAGCTACAGCTACCGCTGCTCAGGTTGCTACAGGTTATATTACCTCTACATCGGCTTCTGCTGTGTCTATTACCCTTCCATCTGGTACTGACCTAGGTGCTGCTTTAGGCGCTACTGCTGGTACAGTATTTGATCTGATTGTTGATAACACTGCCGGTGCCAATACAGTCACTATGGTAGTGGGTACAAATACCATTCTATCTGAGTCTGCTGCTACTACTGCTGCTTCATTTGGTGATCTAACTGTTCCATCAGGTGTTACAGGTATCGGTCGCTACACTTTCATGTTCTCTTCTGCTACAGCTTGTTGCTTTACTAGAACCGCTTAGGTGATATAATTCCTTTATGAGTACTTACTCCGCAGCATTGGATCGTGACGGTAATCGTCAGCCTGTGTCTTCTGGACTTCCATTTTTAGTTTCAAAACGAATAACATTTGCTGGCGGTACTACTGATGCTATTGGTGATCATGATGGTGCGCTCGACCCTTTTACTATTTTCGCTGTTACTGGCGATGTTCTCTTAGATGTCATTGGTGTGGTTAAAACTACCCTGGTTGGTGCTGGTACATTAGAGGTTGGAGTTACTGATGCTACGGCTGCTATCTTGGCACAGGTTGCTGATGCTACTACGTTGGCTCAGAATGAGATCTGGGCTGCCGATGCCACTGTTTCTTTAGCTGAGGCCATTACAATCACACCGCACGGAATAGGTGGTGGTTTGGACGTTATAGGCACTGTCGGCACTGCTAATATCACTGCCGGTGTTATCGATTTCTATTGTTTTTACAGGCCGTTATCAGTAGACGGTGCTGTTGTTGCAGCATAGTGTATAATACTTAAAGTTGACTATTTAACATGGCTACACCTTCAAATCAACCAGTTCACGAATTAGATATCCTGTTAGTTCATAATCCCGATGTTAGTTGCACTGAAGAAGACGTTGAGCATGGTAATTCACATGATCAGTTTTTCCGCGTTTTGTGGGGTAAACATCCCCATGATATTGCTCCCGGTCAAACCAAAAGAATGCCACGCTTCTTAGCTGAACACTTTGCGAAATACCTTGCTACTCACATGCTTACCAGAGAAGAGGAACGCACTGGTAAGAAATCGCTTGTGTTTTCTTCTACTGAACGTCCGAAGATGGTTAGTCGCATCTTGTTAGGTGTTGAATCCTATTTTCAGTCTCCTGCTGCTATGTCTCCGGGTGCTGCTGTAGGGCAACAGATTGACGAGTTAAATGAACGACCTGTTGATATCGGTCTGGTCAACCATCCCTTGATGGGTGAGCTACGCCCTGATGCACCGTCTCTTGACGATATTTTAAAAACCTCTGCTGCTACTGGATCTGTGGGAGAATCCCCGGTAGGGTCTGGATTATCTGATCCACCACCCGCACCAGTTCCCAGCTCTGTAGTTCAAGAGAATTTAGGTAATACATCATTGTTCGACCCATCAAAGGCTAAACCTTCTAAGGCTGCATTGCTTGAGACTGCTCATGCTTTAGATATACCTGTTACAGGAAGGGAGACTGTTGACCAGCTCATTGGCAAGGTCAAAAGTTTTTAAATGGATGAGAAGCCTGACAGGATCTACTGGAGTAAGTCCAGAGTACAGGCGCTAGACGATATCGCTCAGTTGCCTGTCTCCAGACAGCGTAAATGGCAATTGCGACAGTCGCTTGCCAACAAGTGCAGCGTTTGTGGTAAACCGGCACGCATAGCCCGGTTAGTTGATGCCAAGAACAAGTTATGCAAACAACATGCTTATGCCGAAAACGAATACCAAAAAGCTAAAAGAAGAAGAGATGCCTAAAGAGGAGGCAGTCGCTCCTACTCCCCCACCTGCTTCTAAAAGAGAGGTAGATCAACAATGGTTTTTTACCAAGGATGAAATGATCTATCTGGCTCCACGTCAGTTGCTGCTTCAAGATTACTCAAACATCGTTAATCGTTTGGATATGGATATCAAACAGTTTATTCTGTCGCAGGTCTGCAAACGAATAGGTATCGACCCTAAAGGCTTAGATCTTCATTTCGATATCGAAAAGGGATCAATGTATACCATCAAACCTTTACTCTATGGTGCTGATGGGAAACCTGCTATGGTTACACCAAAGGAGCCAGATGCCACCGAAGAAACCCCTAGTTAATCCACTTTATACCGATCTTAGAAAAATCATTAATGCTGCTGGCGAGGATGCTATGGCTGATATCAAAGAACAGCGTGATGCTATCCTGGCTGACATCAAGAAGCTAATGGATATGCGTGCTCGTGCCGAGAAGGCTGTGGCTGAGTTGGAAGAGCGTGAGCATAAAATCAAACATGACCTCGGTAATGTTGAAACAAGTGCCAAGCTATTAATAGAAAAGGCTGGCAAGCATAAAGAGGTGATGGATGCTGAGCGTGAGGAGTTTGATAAGGATCTGGCTCGTAAGCGTGCTAAGTTTGAGGAGGAGTTTCTGGATCTAAAGGTATCAAAGGATGCGTTGGCTGAGGCTGAGAATGATTATTACAAGAGATATAATAAACAACAGGCAGATATCGAGGAGAAGATGGATCTCTTGATCGAAAAAAGTAACGAGATCGACGAGTTGAAGCATCATTACGAGCAAGAGCTCGAAAAGATCCAAGAACGGGAGCTAGAAGTACAAGAACGTGTAAAATCGCTCAATGAAGTGGCTAAAAAAGCCGATACTCTGGTTGAACGCGATCGTCGTTTAATGGAGAAGGAGTTATACCATGAACAACGAGAGAAACAGCTTGATTCAGAGGCACAAAGGCTTGAGTCTGAGTTTAAAAAGTTGAGTATGGCTGAGAAGGTGCTTGAAACTCGCTCATCTCAGCTGGATACTCGTGAGAAAGAGCTTAAAAACAAAGAGGTTCAGCTCAATGATCGCCTAGCTACTGCTAAGACATACTAAGTGATATAATCGTTTCAGCAAGCCTTAAAGGTTCACTTTAGGGCTTTTTTTGTGCTTTTATGTCTGAATTCGCACCATCGGTTAACCATCAACCGCCTACTTTCGGGATTACCAATGACGGCAATTTTACGCCTACAGTGGCACGTTTTGATGCTGCTACCAAGCGGTTATTGGTTAATGGCACAATCACTGGCACGGTTGACGTGAATATCGTTGGAGGCTCCTCTGCCGGTACGGAATACACTGAAGGTGATATTGATGCCACTCCCTCTGGTGGAGCTATATTTTTTCAGGACTCAGGCGATGATTCGATGCATGTCGTTTCTGATGCTAACCCTCTCCCTGTTCTGGCTGCTATCGATACTACTGGTTTAGCTACGGCTGCTAATCAAACTACAATCATCGGCCATGTCGATGGCATAGAAACACTTATAGGCACGGCCAATACAGCGCTTCAAATCATAGACAATATCGTTTCTGGGTCAGGTGTCAACGTTTCACAAATTAACGGTGTGGCTCCATCAATGGGAAATGGTGGCTCTGGTACAGGAGTTCAGCGAGTCACAATTGCCAATGATTCTACTGGCACAGTAGTTGTAACTCAGTCTGCTGCTGCTAATTTACAAATGACTGCTTTCGGGTATAACGGAGCTAGTCAATCAGCTTTATCGGTCGATGTTAGTGGGGCTTTGAGAGTTATTGGGAAAGGTACTGCTGGTACTGCTGATGCAGGTGTAATGACGGTGCAGGGGATAGCTTCAATGACCCCGGTGCAGGTATCACAGGCTACGGGTACTAACCTACATACCGTTCTGGATTCTTTACCACCACCTACTCCTAATACTTCAGGTGGTTATGACGTTGCTAATAATATCGACGTTGATGAAACCGAGGATGCTGTGAAAACCTCTGCTGGTAAACTCTATGGCTGGTATTGGTATAACGACGGTGCTGCTGAGGTATACGTTAAATATTATAACGATACAGTTGCTAACGTTTCTGTTGGATCAACCACACCGTTTATGACTATTGGTGTTCCGGCTGGTGGTGGTACAAATATTGAGTGGTCTACAGGCATTCCGTTCTCTGCTGCTATTACTGTTGCTGCTACCACAGGTGCTGCTACTGCTGATACTGGGGCTCCTGCTGCCAATCAGGTGGTCGGCTTTTCACTTTATAAATAATGGCTTACGCATACGTTGCTTCTACTGGTACCAATACATCTACGGTTACAGGCTCCATTAATACTACAGGTGCTAATCTGATTGTCTTAGTTAATGCCTTAGATACAGGTACGATGACTACACCCACCGACAGTAAGGGTAATGTATATAACGCGCTTACGGCTTCTGTTGTTGGTACAGACGATCAGGTTAGATTGTTTTATCTTTTTAATCCTATCGTTGGAACGGGGCACACATTCACACAAGCTGCTAACTATGGCATGTTAGGAGCTCTGGCCGTTTCAGGTGCTGTTACCAATCCCTTCGATCAACAGAACGGTGCTACCAATGCTGCTACTGTTTCTCTGGCAACTGGCAGTATTACTCCGTCGGAGAGTAGTGAACTTATTATTGGCGGTTGGTTAGTTGGGGGAACCAACTCTGCTCATTCTGTCGGTGGTGGCTTTACTATTGGTACCAACAATGACTTTAATGGTACAAACGGTGTCAGGTACGGTGGTACTTTGGCTTACTTGATACAGACTACAGCTACGGCTGCTAATCCTACACTGTCATGGACAGGATCGGTTCCAGCTGCTGCTCGGATTGCTTCGTTTAAAGACACACCTGCTGTTACAGTAAAACATCATTTGGCTTCTTTAGGGGTGGGTCGTTAGGTGATATAATCCTGACAATGGCTAAGCCTCTTACAAGCTGGGCTGTGAACCGCGAGTTAGAAGCTCAGTTAAATCAATACGATGATTCTAGTTTGGTTTACGATCAAGCTGATGAATTTTATGACAGTTACGATGCGACTCAGTCGTTTGCTTCACGGAAGAATCGAACAGACTGGGAGAATGCTGAAAATTAATGGCTATAACGTTTCCTACCTCATTGGATTCTTTAGTGAATCCTGCAACAACTAATACTCTAAACAGTCCGTCTCATGCGGGTCAGCACTCCGATGCTAATGATGCAATCGAAGCCCTGGAAGCTAAGGTTGGAGTTAATGGCTCGGCTGTTAATACTTCCCTTGATTTTTTAGTTAAAAACACCACATCTGGTCATGATCACGATGGCTCTGATTCCAAGAAGGTATTGGTTACTAACCTTGACGTTACCGGGCTTACAAACTCTCAGTTAATCAGACGTAACTCTGGAGGCACAGCCCTTGAGTCGGCTGGTGTTACCCTGGCTGATTTAGTTGATATTGCGTCTGTTCAAACTATTACCGGGAAGAAGACATTTTCTACGGCCGATCTCAACTTGGCTACTGGACGTAATATTCAGGTTAATGACGTTGATCCTATTAGAGGTATGTACGTTCCGGCTACGGCTATGTTTGCTGCTACTACTAACGGTGCTGCTGGTGGTCAAATTGAAACGTCTTCAAATAAGGTCAACGCTAAATGCTTTGATTTCGATCAGTCTACCGAAGAGTACGTTGCCATGGTTATGCCTTCGCCTTCAATGTGGGATGCCGGTACACTTACCATCCAGTTCATCTGGACTGCTGCGTCTGGCTCAGGAGATGTTATCTGGGCTGCTCAAGCTATCGCCTTCTCAAATGATGATGCATTGGATACTGCCTACGGCACTGCTGTTACAACCACCGACACTTTGATCACTGCTAATGATGATCATCACACGTCCTTTACTTCGGCTATGACTGTGGCTGGAACACCTACGGCTGGGGACTTAGTGGCTTTTAGGTTTTATCGTGATGCTGATGCAGGCGGAGATACACTCAATGCTGACGCTCGGTTGATTGCGGTAAAGATTCGCTTCACAATCGGACAATATGACGATCAATAATCTATGGCTATCGACCTCAGGGACTTCACAGCCAACGCTAACAATTTAACCAATAATGGAGCAACTGAATACAATGCTTCCTTACCTTATGTTACCTCTACTACTGCTGTTAGTATTACTGCTGCTTCGACTCAGAATCTCACCGCTACTGATACTTCTGCCAATTCTCTCACTAATAATTTTACTTTGGCATGTTGGGTTAATTTCGCTACATTACCTGTCGGCTCATCCTGTAACTTTTTAGGAAAAACCTCAGCTTACAATTTAATCTATCATCCGACCTTTGGCCTTAGACTTTTCACATTCCCGTTTGATGTGACACAGGTGGCGTTCACCGCCTCTACAAATACTTGGTATCATATTGCTGTTACTTTTGCTTCTAATCAGGTGAAGTTCTATGTTAATGGTTCACAACAGGGAATTACACAAACTTCTGGCAATACCAGCACCGCTGATACGGCCAATGCTTTTACAATCGGTGCTCAGTCTGGTGATGAGGGTGTTTATCGAGTAGACGATGTTAGGTTATATAACGTGGTGAAGACTACATTTACTGATCGCTCTCAAAATTTGTTAGGTAATGAATCTAACCTGGTTGCGTATTACCCCTTCGAGGATATTAACCCTGTTACAGCAGGAGGAGCTGCTCCAATAATGGTATGGTAAAACACGAGTTATTTAAAAAGTTTCAAAAACCGATACTAGCTTTCGCTAATTCTTGGATTGGTAGGCGTTACCTTGGACTTTCAAAAGAATTAGATAAAAATATTCGAATCTTTAGGATGCATCCTAACTCTTATGTAGTCCGTAGAAACGGGCATTTTGAGCAGGTATTTCGTGGTTATGATCTGTTCGGTCAAAGATTGGAGAGTGCCCTAAGAATCGCCTCTTTTGGGCTTGTACCGATATTCTTTAAGGGAGCACCTGCTCTGATGTTTGCTCTTACGGTTAATACGTTTTTCTCAGGAGCTGGAGATGGCTTTACCAAACATGACAATGCCTCATGGGATACAGCTCACGATGCTACCTCTGCTAATTTCTCTGATTACACTTCAGAGCTTATCGATGTTAAATCGGAATACACTGACAAATACTGGGTTAATCGTGGTTTCTTCCCGGTTGATACTTCAGTGTTGCCGGATGATGCTATCGTTTTAGGTGCTACGTTTCAGGTGTTCTTTTCTTCTGTTCGTGATGACGATAACGATGGCAACGATTACCTGAATATCGTTCAAACCTCACAGGCTTCACCTTTGTCTATAGTTAACGGGGATCATGATCAATGCGGTGCTGTTAATTCCCCTACTGTCGGATCTACTAATGTAGATATTTCAGGGCTCTCTGCTGGTGGTAGTCACACCTTTACACTTAATGCTACGGGTTTAGGATGGATCTCTCGAACTGGTTACACCATGCTGGGCATGCGCGAGGGACATGATATCGCTGACAACTCTGTTGCTACCTCTACCAACACAATTACTGGTGTTCGGATCTTTTCTTCTGAACGGGCTGGTACTGCTCAAGATCCTACTTTCGTAGTCACCTTTGATACCCCACCGGGGGCTTTCCCTTACACCATGTGGTAGTGATATAATCACATCAACAGCCTCTACGGTTTACCCGTCGGAGGCTTTTTGCGTTTATGATTACTTGGGACGATTCACAATCAATGTGTCAGACACTGGCTTCAGATCCTACTGCGTCTTCACTGACTTTTTTTAAGCTGTTCATGAATCAGGGATACAAAATTATCCTTAACGATTTAGGGCGACCAGTTACTGAACGTATACAGGATGCTGTCACGGTTGCCGGACAACAGTTCTATCAAATGCCACCTGATTTCTTATGGGTGAAGACGATGACTGTTACTGTCGGAGGAATTGCTTACGTTGTGCAGGAGGAAGAGTCACAGGAGATGTGGGATTACCTCAATCAATCAACAGCCCAAACCAATGACATCCCTCAATACTTTTTTATTAGACCTTCCTTCGGATTCTCCGGGGCAGAGATCGGCTTTTACCCGGCACCTGCTTCGGCAGGGAATGCTATTACTATGGTGTATGAAGCGACTGATAGGGACTTCTCAGTCGATAAATACATCACTGGCACTGTCACTGTTTCCCATGACGATGAGGATGTGGTTGGGTCTGGTACTAATTTCTCTCAGTCTATGGTTGGCAGGTATTTTAAGATCACATCTGACTCTGGTGATGCGTTCCATTATCGTATTGTCACGGTGTCTGATGCTGAGCATCTGAAGTTGGAAAACGTTTATGAGGGTGACTCTGGGTCTGGGTTAACGTTCTCTATTCACCAGATGTTTGCACTACCTGAGGATATTCAAATATTGCCGATATTCTATGCACTCTCTCACTACTATGGAATGAAACGTGATCAAGGTCAGGAAGCTAAATACCTCACTATGTTTAACGCTGGGTTAAAGGCTGCGAAGACGCGTTATGGCACAAAGTCCCGGTCTGAAGTTATCCGATCTAAGAACTGGATGTCTCGCTTCCCTCGTGCTGTACCACCTTATTTTCCCGGCTCTATTTCTTAATTATGGCTAAACAAATCTTAACGGTTAAAAACTTTAACGGAGGGTTTTCTGATAGTGAAAAGGAGGGCATCAAGGGTGCTTTTTTAAATGGTCAATCTCTGGATCTCCACACTGAACCTACCTCAGTCACGGTTCTGCCGCAGTCGGTTGATATATCTGGTGGGCAGGTTACTGGGAATATTAAATGGATTGTCTCTGGTAAACCTTACGACACTAACGTTTATTTTATTGATGAGGACGGCCAGCTTTATCGGCTCACAAATGCTGACGTTTTTTCGGTGGTTACTCAGATTGCTAACTGCGTGGGTCAGGGGCTAGAATTGCATAGTGACTATCTTTATTACACTCAGAACACTCAGCTTGGAAGATACGGTACCCTCTCTTCTGGGGTTCCTACCTTCGATGATGACTTTCAGGTTTCCCTCAATCCTACCAATGCTTCAGGCTTTGCTCCGTTAAAAGCATTTAAGGAGGGTTTGGCTGTTGGTAATGGTAATGATCTCGGTTGGTGGGATGGCGCTGTCTGGGATCAGGATCGCATTATATTGCCCCCTGGTTTTAACATTCGCTGCTTAGAGGTGCTAGATGAGTTTCTGGTTATTGGAGCGTGGCGTGGTGACTCTATCACCGACTCAGAGGAGGGCTATGCTTTTTTCTGGGACGGGTCATCTACCACGTTTAATTTCTTCGTTAATATCCCTGAGGGTGGTATCAATGCCTTGCTCAATTCTCGTAACAGGTTACTGTCTATTGTCGGTTCGTCTGGAATCGTTTATTTAGGCCACTCTCCCTTTACCAAGATGCAGCAACTTCCCAGAATGACACCTAAGAAATATATTGAGGTGTACCCCGGCGCTGTTACTAATTGGAAGGGGATGGCTCTGATAGGTTTCTCGGCTGATACGGATAATGCTGATATCTTACAGGGTGTCTGGCAATGGGGGGCACGTTCGGATAAGTATATCGAGGTGCTTAACTTTGCCTATCCTATTTCTACTGGTACTGTGACCGGCACAGGTGTTCAGATTACTGCTATTAAAGGTATTGGAGATCGGCTTTATATTGCTAGAAATGATAACGCAGATCATGGCGTTGATCGTGTGTTACAAACAAACGCTCCCTATGCTACAGCTTTTTGGGAGTCCCTTATATTCGATGACAATAGACCGGGCGATGAAAAGCAGGCACAGATCTTAAAGGTTACCCATAAGCCGTTACAGGCAGGCGAGTCTATACAGTTGGGTTTTCAGCCTAACCGCTCAGGGTCTTTTACTTTTGATATTGCCAATACTGTAGTTGGAACTACTGAAACACGCTACCCTATCGACTCTGCTATTTCTCGATTTTATGAGTGTCAGCTGCGAGTTAATATCGTTACGGCTCCTACCTCTGCTCCTACCCTTACCTCAGTTGCTTTGTATTATGATGACGGCAAGACCGAGGAGGTATTCTAATGGCTTCACGCAGACCACCTAAAAAGGCTAAGAGCTTTCCTGAGATCCCTTACGTTAATCCTATTGTTCAAACCGAACGTGTCGGTCAGAAGGGAATGCTTCCTATTCAGGTTAAATTCCGTTTAACAGAGTTTTACGACGCTACCACCAACACTCTTAGATTCAAGGATGCTAATGGAGATGACTTCTTTATTTTGGATCTTAATACTGGTGAGGTTACGATCCGTAATCTGTCATTAATTGGGAACACCAATTCGACGATTATTTTGACTAACGATAACGGCGATGAGAATATTATTATTAGGATTGACCCCGGTGGCTTTGGCGAGATTATAGCCAATGATTTTGTATTTAAAACAAATGAAAACAACAACTTCTCAGAGAACTTTGGGATCGTTGCTAATCTAGCCGATAACGTTGGGACGCATGCTTTCCGAGTTAGAAACAGTGATGGCACCGAGCTCTATGCCATCCGCTCTGATGGCATCTTGAAAATGTCACATCCGTCTTTTATTGAGTATCTGGGTACGATTGCTGATCCTGGTGGATCGCCTACGCCTCATGCCGCCAGAACCTATGTCAGGGACTCTGGATTAGGAAAGGATCAGTTTTGCGTTGAGTTTGATACAGGTGCGGCACAGGTTATGGCGACGGAACCTTAATATGTTTGAACCAAAAAGAGAGATATCACTACTGGATGTTCCTAATGGGACAGAGTTAAAAATACAGGTTTATAAACCTCACGCTGGGCAGGTGATGGTAGTGGCTGTTACGGAGGAGGATGAGTATAAGGTGCTGTTCCAATGGGATCTATTTTCTAAGTATCTGGTTGAGAGAAATGAGATGTTTGACGATGTCCGGCCGATGCCTAAGGGGTGGAACGAACGTCATGCTACCAGACGCACGGGGATGCCGGATATTCCTAATACGAAAAAAGTTAAATTTGAGAAAAAACACCCCACTAAGCAAAAGTAATCTTTAGTGATATAATCGCTTTAGCAAGCCTTCACGGACTCTTTTGTTCGGGGAGGCTTTTTTTATACCATGGCTACAGCATCATCATTAGTTGCACAAGGATTTGGCGGTTACGCAGGGTGGGGAGACGCAGAGGCATCTGCTGACTTTGCGAAGACTGGTGGATCAGGAAAACAGACAGGTGGTGGTTTCGGTGGTGGTTCTTCAAACGCAGGAGTCGATGCAGCCAGAGCTGCTACAGATCAAATCAAACAATTACTCGCACAACAAAAGGCTGAGCAGGAGGGTTTGTTTAATCAGTTCTCAGATATCCGTGGCGGTCAGGAAAAGCTCCCTTCTCTTTATTCACGTTTAGTTAATGAGTCAAATATTCCCCAGCTCTCAGGCCAGTTAGATGCTGCCAGAGGAGCTGTTTTTCAAACCAAGGACTTACTGGATAGATTAGAAGAAGACGTTAATACCAGAACGTCTGGCTCTTTTACCAATGACTCACAAAGACGTAGACAAATTGCTGCTGAGGGTGATCCACTACGTACCGATCTGGGTCGTTTGCTTACAGGTCAGGAGCTAGCTGCTACACAGTTAGGTGATGCCAATAACGCCTTAGGTACTCGTTTTTCTCTTGAGACACAACAGCAGGCACAGGAGCTTGAACCTATCAAGATGAAGATTGCTATGTTCTCTGATTCGGCTGCTCGTGAGTTATCTGGCTACACCTCTGCTATGTCCAATGAGTTAAACGCTATCTTAGCTAAAATCGAAAACGATCAACAGCTGTCTATGGCTGAACAACAGCGAGCTCATGATCTGGCTGTCTTAGAAAAAACTGCATCAAACACTGCTAATCAAATTAGACAACAAATGGAAGCTGATATTGAGAAATCATTTAAGGTTAAATCTACCACTACAGGCACTGGTTCTGATGCATATTTGCAGGCATTGTTGGGTCAGCAAACAGCAGCTAATACCGCTGCTACTACTGCTAATAACGCACAATCAACATGGGATTCTTATAAGGCTCCTGCCAGCTCAAGTGCTGGGTCTGATCCTGTTGGTAATTGGTGGAATGGTGTAACTTCAAGCACATCAGACTATACTCAGTCAAAGATACCATTTAGTAAATGGGCAAGTAGTTTATTTGGACAATAATATGGACGGATTTGTTGACGACGAAGAGAAAAAGAAAGCCGAATGGGCTAGACAACAGGGTATCGATGAGGCCGAAATACAACGGCTTACTTTGCGTGATCGTGCCGTGAAAGAAGCTGCACCTAAACGTAAGGGTAATATGTTAACCGATGCTATTCCTTTAGTTGGTGGTGTTTTAGGTGGTATTGCTGGAGCTCCTTTAGGCGGTGTTGGAGCTATCGGTGGTGGAGCTGTTGGATCTGCTGCTGGTGAGTACCTCAGACAGAAGCTGGTTGGAGAGGATACTGATTTAACCAAGGTTGGAATGGAAGGTGCTCTTGGTTTAGGTGGTGGTGTAGTTGGAAAGGTTGGAGGAAAATTGTTATCCCCGGTTGCGAAATCTATCGGCGGTCTGGCACAGGGCACAGGAAAGAATATCGCTGCGAAGACATTACAGGCGGCCTTCAATGTTACGCCTACAGTCGGCGAGCGTTTTCAGGCTGTCTCTACCGCCAAGGAGATGCTCAAACATCCGATACCTATGACTCCCGGTGGGTTTAAAAAGTTCGTTGATTCAGTTACTGGCAGGGACGGTGCGATGTCTGAAATGGTATCGGCTGCTATTGAACGCACCAAGGGTGGAGTTAATATCGTTATGCCGGTTGAAGCTGCTGCTAATGCTTTAGAGGTAGGGGGAGCTTTAGATGGTAAGGCAGCTCAGGCGGTCGTTTCTCAAATCAGACGTATGATGCCTACGCAGGGAGGTAAGATCGGAACGGTTCGAGCCTCACAGGCATTTGATGCTGTACAAAAATTAGAAAAAACTGGATTTAATTTACTCAAAAAAGCTGACAAGTTTGGTGAGGGTAATGCTGCGGTTTACAAGGACAAGGGTACAGCCTTCTTAGATGCTGCTGATACCTTGATGAGTGATATTGAGCGTGTAGTAGATGCTGAGGGTGCGTTCGCAATTTCAAAGACCCCGGAGCGCTTAGGTCGTTTACAATCCATATCATCTGATCTTTTCAGACAGGCTGGTAATGCTCAATCATTACGCGATCTCAGGGCAATCCAACGACCGTTTGTTAATGCTTCTAAGTTGATGCAGTCTGGTATGAATCGTCAGGAGGGGACAATGGGTGGCAGGTTAGGCACAGGCGGTGCTGCTGCTATCACTGGCTCCTTAGGGTTTGCTGCTGGCGGATTACCCGGTGCTATCGGTGGAGCGCTCATGGCTCCGGCTGTTGAAGCAGTTGCTGACACTGCACGTTTCCCTGTCTTATCGGCTATGGCTAAGGGGGCTAGCAAGTTATCCTCGATGTCGTTACCTGCTCCTGGTAAGGTGGCAAGCGCCGTTGGTGGACAGGTTGGAGCTCGTGCTATGTTAGGTTCCTCTCCTGAGGATACACAGGCATTTTCCGGGGCTGACGACGTTGTGTCTCCTCAGCTAGGCGCTACACCGGGACAGACTCAAATGGGTGGTATTACTCGTGAGCAGGTGATGAAAGCTATGCAGTTGGATCTGGCTGCTACTGGTGGAAAGAACTTCGACAAGATCGAAAAAATGTATAAGTTTTCTAATCCTCAGGCGGATCTCCCGGCTGCTGCATTAACCAAGGTGGCTTCGCTGCAAACAGCCAATAATTTAGTTGATGAAATTGGTTCGGCTTTAGATGACATGGGTTTGGCTAATAATCCTACACAGAGGATCTCTGGGTCTTGGAGGAACTTTGCCGGTAGTATCGGTTTTGATTCTGATGCTTCTTCATATAACGCTTTCAGAGAGGCTGCTGCTACGACATTAGCTAAGGCGCTGGGTAACTCTGGTAACTTAACAGAGCAGGAACAACAGCGGGCTTTGAACAATATTCCTAAGATCACCGATACCTATGCTGAAGCTCAAAAAAAGCTCAAACGTTTGAAGTCTATAATCAAACAATCTCAGGTTGATATACAATCTCTTAGCAAATATAATGTGTCTGGAGGGAGCGTTCCTGCTACCCCCGACGAGTTAACATTTTAATGGCAGATATAGACATGTCAGTTGTACAGGAAGCATTACAGAGACGTAGAGCCGGAGGCGGTTCTTCTCTGTTGTCTCAAGTTTCAGGTGCTGGCGTGAATCCTATGTCAGGTGCTCCTGCTCAGCAGGGTGTACCTACTCCCCCTACTACGATGCCGGGCACTGCACCTGCTACCGCCCCGGCTACTGCCAGACCTCAGATGCAAAATCCCCAATCACAAGCTAAGAAGCCAAAACCTCAGCCCGCTTTTGACGACGATACTAAGGCCGCTGCCAAGGTGTTGATGTCGAAGTTAATGGATGTATTATAGTTATGGCTGAATCTAATCAAATACGTTTTGTTAGGTTAGAGGGGAAAATCGACAACTTGGTTGAAAAGGTAAAGGATGTAGATAATAAGCTCGCAAAAGATTTTGTAACTCAGGATCAACTCAAGTTAGTGGTTCAAGAATTTAAACCCTATAAAACCCTCGTTCTCTGGCTGCTCACTGTGGTGGCAGCTGAGACTGTCGCCTTAGTTTTTTTCCTGATTCGGAGCTTAATAGGACAATAATATGAACCAAGAAGACACCGTTACTAGGACAAGAATTGAAGTAAAGAACAGAGTGCTTTATTTAGTGGCTGGCTTTATTACCGCCACCGCTCTTATCGCTCTTAGTATATTAGTTTACTGGCTCATTACTCCCACCGAAGCTCTCACCATCAAAGAACCCTTAGAAGTTGTAAATGCTGATAACAAGATCAGTAACGGTGGTGTGTTAAACCTCCGGGCTGAGTTCTGTAAAAACACTGATACTCCTGGTGACGTTGAAGTTACGATGATCGGCAAGAGTCAGCTGTCATTATTAAAGGTACGCGAAGGCTTAAAGAAGGGTTGCAACGACCTGATCTTAAATGTCCAGATCCCTGTAGTTGTAAACTTTGAGCCTCGTAGGATTCATTATAAGGTTACCTATCAGTTGAATCCTTTACGGACAGTCGTTAAAGAGTTTGATAGCGAGGAGTTTACCATTGAGGATAACGGCACAATCAGAACTCAAGAACCGTAGTGTATAATGACTTAGATGCGGTTACCGTTTGATGGTAGTTTCAGAATAACGCAGAACTTCAATGACCCCTGTTGTAGGGAATCTTATGCAAAATTTGGCTTACTCGGACATAATGGTATGGATTATGGTTGCCCTGCTTGGACTCCTGTTCTGGCACCTCATAAAGGAAAGGTAGTGGAGGCGGCGTATGATGCATCTGGTTATGGGAATTACGTCAAAATTGATGACGGGGAGCAAGGTTCTGTTTTGGCGCATCTATCGAAGATTTCAGTTGCTGTGGGAGCTGACGTATCCGAGGGATCTGTCATTGGTTATTCTGGCAATACTGGTAATAGTACTGGGGCTCATCTCCATTGGGGCTATTATCGGAACCCTCGTAATAGGAATAATGGTTTCAACGGGTTTATCGATCAAACAGATTATCTAAAAATGGCTACACCACCTACCAATGTTATATCTGAAAAAGAGCAGGCTGCTCTTAACTTCATAAAAGAAAAATCACAACCTTCTGACAACCCTGAATCTTTAGTACGGTCATGGCACGGTTCTGCTTTAGATCTTATAGGTACACGAGAATCTCTTGAACATTTACGTCAGGACTACAACGATTTAAACAATGCCTTTGTGACAGGTAAAACAGCCATCAAAGCGTGGGAGGACTTCTTTAATGATCTTTGGGCTAAGCTTAATCCTACCACCGAAAAAAACCCCCAGAATGCCTTAGCTGAGATAGAGTCGCTGCTTACCAAGGAGGACGATTGCTCTGATGTTAAAAAAGCATTAGCTACTGAGAAGCAAGATCATGAGCTGTTGCGTAATTTAGTTACCCAAACGCTCCAGATCTCTGTCAATACTAACGAGGCTATCCGCGATGCTATTGTTGATTTAAAGAATAAACCTACCCCGCTACCAAATATGCCTAGTGACAATGTACTACTTGCTCTGATAAAATCCATTTTAGAGAAGCTGGGTTTCAAATAATGAAAAACGTTTTAATCGAATCTACTAAGGAAGCGCTGAGACTGGTTGTCTTAGCTGTGATCCCTGTCTTTATTGCCGGTATTGATTCTACTACTGGCGCTATCTCTATTAATTGGTCTATGGTTATTACTGTGGCTGCGATTACCGGGCTTCGTTTCGTCGATTCATTTCTTCATGAGACGGGTAAAGCTAAAGACGACCCCACTCTCAAAAAAGGACTTACTCAGTTTTAACTGTCTAAAAATTATGAGTAAGACACCCGATCGGTATGATGCTGATTTACAGATGTTCGTGGAAAAACCACGACCTGTCTCTACCGAAAAATTACTATTTCACCGTTGGTTAGCACAAAATGGAAGATACGGTCACTACCCTGAATCACGTCCTGTGGGGGATTTTGCCATGGCTTTAGTATTGCAGTCTAACGAACCTATTGAACCACTTTTGAGGCGTTTGTTCGCTAATGGAATAGAGATCGGAAGGCATTAATGGATAACGAACCTATAAATTTAGTTAATAGAAGAATCGAGAAGCTGATGTCTATTCGCCAGAAGTTGTCTAGTGAATATTTCAGCACAAAAGTAACGCCTATAAGAATGGCGGATATTGCGGAGATTGATATGGAAGTACAGAGGTTGCAGTTTGGCTGGAAACCTAACCCATTGAAAAAAGTTTTACCACCTGATAGATTTTGGAGACGGATGGAGTTTAACACTGATTAACCCGCGGGCATGGCTTACCCATGCCTGAGGGATCTTTTCACCTTATCTTACAGGTGCTTCTTTAGGAGTCTGCTCTTTTTGCAGTCTCTCTAATTCTTGAGATTCCTGTTCAGACAGATTTTCCTTTTCTTGAAGCTCCCTGACGCGGTCTTCTGGGTTTTGTGTTTTTGGGTTGTCCATAGCTGTAATCACCACCTCTCGCTTTTTGGTATGTACCACCGATAATTCCTATGAATATAAAGAATGGTAAGAGTAGTATGGCATATCCTATTAAGAGGATTGTAATAATTGCTTCAGTAACTGGTGAGTTAGGTTTAGACATTAGGCGTTCCACGTTCCCAGTCCGTCTCTCCTATTAAATTAGCATACCGTTTTCTGATTACGTCACAGTATTTTGGATCTAATTCCATCGTATAACAATACCTCTCTACTTGCTCACAGGCGATCAGAGTAGATCCGCTGCCACCGAAAGTGTCCAGAACAACGTCTCCCTTCTTACTACTATTAATCAAAGCTCGGCTCACCAATGCTATTGGCTTCATGGTTGGGTGTTCCTTATTAGAAGTTGGCTTAGGAAATTCCCACACGTCTCCTGGCAGGTTATCCACTTTGATATATTTATCACCACTTGCGTCTACCATCATATCCTCTGTTTTTACTACGTCCCCTAGATTCCTTGCTCCTGACCAGTAATGGCTGCTGCCATCAAACCAGCCGTATAGGATAGGCTCGTATTGTCTCTGGTAGTTACTCCGTCCCAATGTAAAGGTGTTTTTTACCCAGATAATAAAGGTTGACCAGTGACCCCCTTGATCGATAAACGCTTTTTGTAGCGTGTGTAATTCACTACTAGACATACATATATATATATCACCTTGTACGAATGGTCTGAACGATCCTATTGAATCAAATAAGAACTGATAAAACTCTTGGTTTGTCTTAAAAGCATCGTTCATAATTGTGCGATCATTGCCTCGCATTTTGTCCTTCATGGTATTGCCGTAGTCTACGTTATAAGGTGGATCGGTGAAGACCATGGCTGCCTTTTTTCCATCCATTAGTTTCTCCACCTGCTCTAGCTTGCTGCTGTCGCCACACATTAGGCGGTGATTGCCCAGCTGATAGATCTCTCCCGGCTTACTTTTGGCTGGTTCGCTGGACACTTCCGGTACCTTGTCTTCTTCTGGGTCGTTGTTGAATTGGTTTAAAAGCTCGGTTAGAGAGATCGCGTCCCCCATGTCTACCTTATAATCATCCATGTTTATTTCCAGACCGTGCTCCTGTACCAGACCATGCAGTTCGTCCTCTAAGTAATAACCGACCCGGTCGTTATCGGACAGGGCGTACTTTAATTTCTCAGCTTCGTTTTTAGGGTGGACAATGGATACCCAGATGTCTTCAATGCCTAACGCTTGATATGCTCTGAGCCTCATATTACCGCCTAGAACGGTTCCATCGTCGGTTATTAGTAGTGGTTTATATTGACCTAATTCTTGAACTTGTTTTTTTAATCTCTCGAAGTCTTCTGGCTTTACGTCGCGTGGATTTTTCTCCCAGAGGCGTAGGTTTGAGACGTGCCTGTACGTTGCTTCCATTATCTATATTGTATCAGATTGTCTTAGTTGATTGTTTTTCTTGAATGGTTTATACATAAGGTCAAGGGGAGGTGATTATAAAAAAATGTCAGCAATACCAGACAACTTTGAGCCTCAGGCTTCAAAGTCCAACTATGTACGAATAACACCTGGAAAACACCGATTAAGGGTTTTGGATTCTGCCATTTCAGGCTATGTCTTTTGGGAAAACACCCCCGATGGCGGTCGCAAGCCGACCCGAGTTCGTGATGGTGAGCCGGTACCAATGGATCATGCTGAGGATGTTAAAAAATTCTTAGCTTTACCTGTATGGAATTACACCGAACAGAAGGTGCAAATCTGGGAGATTACGCAGGCTTCTATTCAAAAGGAGTTAAAAGCGTATGACAAAGATAAGGACTGGGGCTCGCTTCTTGAGTACGATATAGAGGTTGAGCGTGTGGGTACGGACAAAATGTCCACCAAGTACCGCACTTCTCCCAAGCCTAAGGCACCGCTTGAGGCGGATGTAGTGGAAGCTACTAAGACGCTTCCTAATATGGAGTTACTTTTTGATGGCGGCGATCCGTTCGCTTCCGAGGGTTTGTCAGATAAGCAGCTAGATGATATAACGTTCTAGGGCTGCGACGGTTTGGGCTCTTGAGCAGGGAGCCCAAGCTGGGGATGACGGGTACGGTTGTACTAGCTTGCTAGTATCAACGATCTGAGTTCGACTCTCAGCATCTCCACATGAAATACCGTTTAAGGAAACCGTTTTTTGATTACCCTGTTGGCTATGTTGCTCCTGTTGTGGGAGAGAATATCGCTATAGGAGTTGACGAATATACCATTCCATTGTTTATTGTAGATAGGAATCCTGACTGGTTTGAGTCAGTGCCTGATGTTATTCAGCAGACCTTATTATGAGTTTAGAAAATGAAATTGACGAACTTGAAAAATCCACCGAAGAATTCTTAAAAGAGCATCCTACTGTCTCTCCTGATGATGACTTTGAAACACGCCTAAATAAGATTGAAGAACAGAACACTGCTTTTTACAAGGAGAAGCTGGCTGAGTTGGAGCAGACTCCTGAGGAGCGTGCTGCTACCTTCGAGAGGCTTAAAAAGCCTTCAGAACCGTCCTTCCTTATTGGTGATCCTATCTCGTGGTCACTCATCTCAGAGGAGGCAAATAAGAAGGCTTGGATTTGGGAGAACTATGTGGCTAAGGGTTACATCACCTTGCTGTCTGCTTTATGGAAAGCCGGTAAATCTACGCTGCTTCGAGCGCTATTCGTGGCTATGCAGTCAGGTGAGGAGTTTGCTGGTCAGCCTACCTATCCTTCCCGTGTCCTGGTTATATCGGAGGAGGCTGCCGGGGAATGGGCTGACAAGAAAGAATCACTTGATCCGGTTGTTACCGATCCTATCTTAGTTTGGGCTCGGCCTATTCGAGTTAAGCCTTCTGTTAAACAATGGGGTGAGTTTCTGGCTGAGGTAGCCCAGCGTTGCAAGGACGAGAAGATTGACCTGGTTGTTATCGATACGCTGTCTACCTTCTGGTCGTTGGATAACGAAAACGATTCTACTCAAATGATGCGAGCTCTTATTCCCCTCTACCATTTTACTGAAAACGATATTGCTGTTCTCTTGGTTCACCACTTCCGAAAGGGTGGTGGCGATCAAGCTCAGGCTTCCCGTGGTTCCGGGGCTCTCACAGGCTTTGTGGACAATATTATTGAGTTTACCCGTAAGGATGACGGTGCACTTACCCAGCGTGTCTTAAAAGCTTACGGCCGGTTTGAGGATGTAATACCTGCTGTGGTTATTGAGTTGCAACCTGATGGCAAATACAAGACCTTAGGGTTGCCGTCGGAGGTTTCTAAGTCAGCCCGGCTTGGGAGAGTTATTGAGATATTTCAGGAATCGGGTACACCTTTGTCTACGACCGACGTTTTTAATTTGTGGGTGGCTCGTGATGCAGTGATGACTGCTACTTCTAGTATTACGCTCCGCTCGATTCAACGATATATTACTGATATGGCCGAGAAGCATATTCTAGTTATTGAGGAGGAGCGGTTAGTTGGCCGAAAGAAAATTCCATTTTATGTTTTAAAAGGTACTGCTGAACAGATTGCGCTTGCTATCCCATCCGCTTCATTGGAGTCATCTCCAGCCCGACTCACTGATTTTGATCCCAATATTTAACTGACGACATTTCTCTCTATATAGGACTTAGACCTGTCGTTTCTTCTGTTATTTATGTATCACTTTGATATAGTAACGATCCATTGTCGTTTGTTATGGTGAATTTCGTGCCTGAACAGATGACACGACAGGTATCATTGTGACCCAGCCGTCGTTTGTCGTTTGTTATTCATGTACCAGTTTCGACCCCTTGTAATTGATACCCTTGACGATGTAAAACTTAACTGGCGGGATGGCAGGAGAATAGCTAATATCCTGCTCACCATCCTTCGGGGGGCGTATATTACTCCCGCCACCAATTTTATGGACAACGAAGAGACAGAGGGTTTGCGCGTTGGGATTAGAAGAATCGGTTACTATACACCTATGAGCGAGCTCACTACACATGGCAGGAAGGCAATCCCTAGACGGTTAAAAAGGTGCGAGTGTTGCTTTATTGATTACAGGGGTTTTGGTACATCCAAGTACTGTGTCATCTGTAAGATACCGTCTGAGCGTAAGGGTCGGATATTAATGATCCAGCGTCACGGTGAAAACTATTGGAGAGATCGAGAATGAGCAAGAACCTATGGGATTATGACATTGTTGTTAGGAGTAAAGTACACGGCACTGTGGTCGCGTCTACTCGATTTCAAACAAAAAGCGCAGCCATTGATTATCTTAGCCATGCGATTAAAAAGTACGATTTAACTATCAAAAAATGAGCGAGACTTTAACAGCACAAGAGTTACTAATACGCGGTATTAAATGGTTATCTGATAACCATTGGGCTCAGGATGAGGAAATGAATAAATCTCAGGGGCTTGCCGGTACCTATGCTACAAATAAAATCCGGGTACTCAGACGTGCTATCGACTTTGCTGCTGAATCTCCAGACAATGCTAAATGGCTTCATGACTACCTAATAGAACAGGGTAAGGCTATCAAGCGTGAGGTCTGGCTGTGGTTCTTTAAGATCTGGTCTGGTATCGACTCTGTTAATCGAGGGATCAAAGTCCAGCCGTCTGTTGAGCAGTTTGCCTTAGGGAAAGACTTTGCTGACAATGTCTTAAAGGCTGTGGACGATTTTAAAACAACCCCTTGACAATTTTTATATATAGATGTAAAATACTTGCATGACAGATCAAGAGTACGAATATTTAATGGATGTGACAGATAACAACGCAGAGACAGATTGCTGTGGCGCTGGTACTATCGCAGGTTTTTGTAAAGACTGTGGGGATGCAGTTTAATATGTTAGAAACTTTACTTAATTTAACTCTTGGTTTTGTAGCAGGCTGGCTTGTCCGGCATGTCTGGACTAATATACTTGCTCCTAATTGTCCTAACTGTAACGCTGAGCGTTTTACTTGGAGAAAAGATGCCATGTGTATTGAGTGTGGCTGGATACCAAAATTTAAACAATAATGGAAATTGGAACAAATTTAAAAGACGCTATAGGTATGGTTTCGTTAGTACTATTGGCTGTTGGAGTTGTTTGGGCACTAACTAGGAATTAATATGATTGATATAAAAGCTAAAGACGGAAAACAAATGGCGGATGTGAAGATTGGATGCTTCGGTGTCTTATGGAAAGTAGCCGTTGTTCTTATCTTAGTTTTTCATTTTGGTACTATCCTTAGATTTATTGAGTCAGTTATAAAAGGATGCTGAAATGAGACGACCTAAGTACAATGTTGAAGACCGGGTTAAAATTATTCACAACGGATCAACATATCGGACTAAAGGATCGGAGGGTGAGATTATAGATATCGAACCCGAAGACAATGGTATCCTGTATTATGTCCGGCTTAATGGCGGAGATGAGTTTTACTATAACGAAAGAGATATACAAAAAATATGAAAATGAGAAGCAGATTAGTTCTAACTTTAATGATGCTAGCCGCTGTAGCTTTAGCTGCCGGGTTCCTTATCTGGAATGCCCTGGCTGCTCGTAATACAGTACTCAGTGACCGTATCAATGCTGTTCCTGACATGCGTGTTGAGGAAGCTAATATCGTTTTACCCCTTACCACTACTACCGCTTCTTCTTCTGTTCAAACCAAAGATTTTATCTATTTAAAAGGCAGCTATGTTCACCGCGATGAGACGGTTGATTACCAGATCAATATCCCTAAGGCTGGTGGTGAGTTTAAGGGTTCGTTTTCCGGTAACTGTACCGGCTTTGTTATCGGTACATACAAGCCAAATGCCAAGGGCATACTCGTCGGAAGGTCTGATTTTAGGTGCAAAATTGGCGTTTTTACGGCTCCTATTACTGCTACGTACGTTGGGGCTATCGACACACAGCGGCAGGTTGTAACGGCTAATTACGAGTCAAACGTGGCCGGTATTAAATATCTAGGCTTGATTGCCATTAACTATTAACATGAAATACTTATACATTACCGCTGAAGTTCTATTCCTGATTATTGCTGCTATCCATCTGATTAATGGCAACCCTAACAGTGCTTCTACCGCTTTATTGATGTCATTTATATTTGGTATCAAAGTAGACATACTCAAGGTGCAACAGAAGCTGACCCCTTGACAATTATTATATATAGATGTATAATTATCACATATGAAAAAAGTTAAGTTGAGTCCGTTAGTTAAATGTTCTAAGTGCAACGCTACCCGGTTAAGAGCCGAGACAGTTGTTGCTAACGGTCAGATAGTTTGCATGAAAAATCACTATGAATAAAGTTTTTAAAACATATCAATGGGACGTTAAATATTCGATCGAAGGGCATCGCAGGATTCAGTCCTTCTATCGCAAAACTGATGCCATGGACTTTGTCAAAATGGTTAAGGCTATGGAGGGTGTTCAGTTCTTAATTGAAAAACGCCCGGATCAAAGGAGTAATAATTTTATATGAATACCAAATCAATAGCTCAGGAGGTTTTCGATCTCACTATTCAAATCCGAGAGCTGGAAGAGAAATTGTCCCCGCTTAAGGAGGATCTGATGGCTGCCATGCAGGTTGATGGCTTGGTCAAGCTGATGTCCGAACAGGGGACAATCAATCTATCTGAACGAAAAACGTGGAGATATTCTCGTAAGGTTGCTAAGTTGGCCGAGGAGTTAAAGCTTCAGAAGATCATTGAAGAGTCTCGTAAAATTGCCAAGATTGAAAAGGTTACATCTTACCTCACAGTGAAGGGAGCCTCTAAATAATGACTCCTTTTACTTGGATTGTCTTGTTTGCTGTGTCCCTCTTTTTTGGCTGGGCAGGGTTTCTAACCTTCATAGCTTTGTCTTTTGTGTACTGGTTAGTTGTTGTAGGAGGCACACCAAATGACGAAAATTAAGCCGGGGGATTGCTACTGTGGCCGGGCGTTACACTACAAAGCTCAGGCTGAAAGAGAGCGGGTTCAGCAGTTGGTTGATATCTTGGGTGAGTTCATCCCGGTGGCTTTTAAGAGTAAAAAGTATAGCGTTCAGCGCCACTACATTGCGTTGCATGGGTTAAAGGGTGAGGACTTAGCTAAGCTAGGTTTTGAGGAGATCAAATAATGTACGACGAAAAGTTTTTAAAATCATCAGTCGCTTTACTGGAGAGTGAGTTGGCTGACATAAATACATGGTCTGTATATAACGACGACAAATATAATGAGGAGATCCAATGGATTAAGGTGACTGTTACCAAACTTAAAGACCAGATGGGTAGAAAAAAATGAGTACACTCGACATGATAAAAAATGACTGGCAGAGGGTCAAGCCATTTTTAAAATGGATGTTTCAAGTTGCTAAACCTCAGGACTGGAAAGACTGGCTTACACTCGGTGCTACTTGCGGCGTGTCGCTTGGTTTGGCTGTTCTGGAGTTTACTACCGGCAAAGCACCATTAGGCATTATGTGGCTTTTGGTTCTTTACTGGCAGTGGTCTTCTTACTTTCATAGCCGGGTGGCCGACGAGTCGTATAAGACTGTAGATGAAGTTCTAAAAGTGGCTAATGAGATGGTCGAGAAACATCATCAGTTTGTCCAGGTTACCAATAATGGTTTGAACGATATCCTGGTTAAAGCTCGGAGTATGGCTGGATTCGGTATGCCCGGTCGAAAGGAACCAAAACGTCATGAATCTTAGGGTTGCAACGTTTTTGATGGCTATGGTTTGTGTCGGTGCAGCATTGTATTTAATTTGGCAGTTGGGGCGTTTCTACGGTGTTGCGGAGACTGAGGCGGTGTATAAACACCGGGTACAGCAGATCGAACGTGATATTAAAATCATTGAAAATTCTTGTGGAATAGGAGCCGGTTATGAGCAGACTTAAAGATCCAAAATATGACGAATCAGTTGTTTTCTCTGACCGAGAGGGTTCAGAGGGAATGAAACAAATCACCAAAGATTTTGAAGACTTCGCTGATAAGCTGGAGGTGGAGGAGTTCATGTTCTTGGCTCGTGTTAAATGTAAGGTTCACAAGGGCGGTCATCCTACTGATTGTGATGGTTACCGGGTTGAAGCGTTAGTGGCCGGAGATGTTAAAAACCTGGCTTTGCTATTGGCTTATGCCATGGATAAGGCTGAGGGGATACATCACGCTGTTGAGGCTGCTAACACGGCATATCATAAGCTGGCAAAAACAAATGAGGGAGAGCAGGTGCATGAATCTTGATGTCTTTTTATCTATCAATAACTATGATAATCTGATTGACATCATCTATAATTTTTATGAAAAAACAAAACGCATTATACGGAGCGAAATATATAAGACAGTTACTGAAAGATCAGGGACTGCCTTGCACTTATGTTACGTTACTAAATTACGAACGCAGAGGTATCATCCCGGCTCCTAGCTCGGTGATGGAATACCCGGACAGGAATTGGCGATTATACACGGCCTCTGAAGTACACGCTGTTGTTAACGCTATTAAGAAGTTTAAAAAAAGGAAATAGAATGAGCAAAGATATTTATTATAAAAATGAGTCTATTAAATCTCGTAAGGAGTTCGAGGAACACCTTGCGAGTGACGAAGTTAAAAACGCTGATCGTGAGGTTGACGAAGAGGTCAAACGCATGGGCGGTAAGATTGCGGCTTCACTTTCCCTTCAGTTGATTCAGGTCGCTGAGCCTACTGATGATAAGGACACCGCTGTTACTGCTAAAGTTATGGGAGGCAGACAGGATCTGATGAAGATGCTTACTAGCTTATTAGAAGAAGAGCCGGATATGAAAGACATTATCAAGATGGCTGTTATCCAGACCCTTATCATGGCACGTGTTGATCGCCATGAGATTCGTAATCAAGAGCACGCCACCTCACAAATCATGCAGTTGATGAAAGAGTTGGAGATCGGTGAGAAGACTTTTGATCAGATGAAGATCAATTTCCAAGATACAGCGCTTGAGAAAAAACCTATACCGATGGGAGGTAAAGTTCATGAGTCGTAAACCGTTAGTAAACTTCCGGGTGTCTGCTAAAAATAAGGATGCTTTAAAAGAGTACGATAAAGAGGCAGCTGCTGCTCGTGCGTCAATCGAAAAGGATATCAAAGAGCGCGGAGCTGTTAAACAGTCTCATATTCATTTAGAGCAGTATGCATTCCCTAAGGATAACGATAGTACCGGCAGCCAGATGGATCTGTTTGGTTCCCCTAACAATCTCACACAGCTGATGGCTTACTCAATGGATAATAGTGACGAGTTCCGGCAGATTGTACTTGAGGCAGTTTGTGCCACTGTGTTACAGAAGTATGCTGCTAAAAAGGGTTTGTTGGCTACCAGCCCGGTGATTCATGTTATTAGAGAAAAGCTGATGGCTATCCTAGAACTAGACATAGCATTCATGCAACAAGAAGAAGAACGAACTGGTGGTATGCCTGACATTGGTGATCTGTTATCTAAGGATCGTAAACGCCATGAGTCTTAGTCACGTTTAACACGTTAAAACAAAATGAGATTAACTATTTTTATTATCGATATCGCTATCCTACTTATAATTTTTGCGGTTATATATCTTGTATATAAAGCCGGTAAAGAAGACGCTATCTCCGATACAAAAAAGGAGAAATTTAAGCGTAAGAGGGGCGGTGAGTCGAATGGCAGTAATTAAATCTACTACTCAGTATTCATTGTTTGGTTTTTTACCGGGCAATAGATCAATAAATCCCCACCACGTTAGAGCTTTATCTACATCTATTCTGGCTAATAACTTGCTTGAACAACATCCTATTATCGTTAATGAAAAAATGGAGGTTGTGGACGGTCAGCATAGATTAGAGGTTGCTCGCGTTAATCATTTAGAAATTTACTACATCGTTAAAAAAGGAGCCACTTTGACTGAGGTGCATTTGCTTAACTCTGCGGTTAGACCGTGGGGTTTAGACAATTATCTGAGGTCATACTGTGAGCTTGGGAAACAGGACTATATTCAGCTGCGCGAGTTTTGTCGTGAGCATGGTATTGCTACATCTCAGGGTGCAGTGTTGCTCCGGGGCGTATCTCATAATATGAGCGCTACTGGTATCAGATCCGATTTTAAAATGGGTACATTTACGATTACTGATTTAGCGTATGCGGAGGCAGTGGTTTCGCTTTTAGAGGAGATCACCCCTTATCTGGCACCTAAGGTTAGGACAGACCGTGACCTGATGTTTTCATTAGGTAAGTTAATCAGGATGAAGGGTTTTGATACAAAACGGTTTAGAGAAAAGTTACACAGCGCAGCTTTGCGAATTGAAAGGCAGGCTAACGTTCGTGGTTACTTGAAAATATTAGAAGATATCTATAACTGGCACGTTGCCGGTACACGGGTACGTTTCTATTAAACGAAGTTAGTTGGTTTGCTGGTGTGTTGACGGGCGGCGGCTTATACCCGGATGTCTAGTTACCATTTCACCACCAGGGCTGAGTCAACATTAAAAGCCCTTTAGCAATACGGAGAGGTCGCATAGTGGTTTATTGCAGGCTTGATCCTTCTCATTTGGGATTTAGCTTTCCAGGTTGTACCCTGGGACGTACGTTCAAATCGTACCCTCTCCGCCTATGTTTGAAAATCAAAAACGAGCTTTGCGTGCATTCTCGCGAGCTACCGACCCAGTTAAATTAGATAAGTTTCTTAGCCGTTACCCGGAGCTGGCTAATAAAGGAAGAAGAGCTTGAGGAGGGGGTGAATTAGAATAAAAATTATTATTGCAATCGTTATATTTTTTATCATTTTTATCGTTGCGTTGATGATGTCACCATGGGTTACGGTTGATGCCGGAGAGCGTGGTGTTGTATACAACAATTGGAACGGTCAGCTGAGAATTTTGGGTGAGGGTACTCATACCAGAAATCCATTCTCAGAGGAGGTTACACACATGTCTGTTCAGACACAAAAGACCGAGATCGATTCTTCTGCTGCGTCTAAGGACTTGCAGTCAGTTTCGACACGGGTAGCTGTTACATGGCACATCGATTCTTCAAAGATTGATAAGGCATTTCAGGAGATCGGTGATATGCAGGCGTTGGTAGACAAAATTGTCACCCCTGCTATTAATGAAACCGTTAAGGCGGCGACCGCTCAGAATACTGCTGAGGAGTTGCTCACCAAACGTGCCGGTTTGAAGGCTACGTTGGATGCTTCGTTGGGTACACGCTTGGCAACCAGATACTTAATCTTAGATGACGTATCTATTGTTAACGTTGATTTTTCCCCGGAGTTCAACAAAGCTATTGAGCGAAAGGCTCAGGCTGAACAAGATGCTTTAGCTGAAAAGAATAAGCTGGAGCAGGTTAAGTTTCAGGCTCAGCAAAAAATAGAGACAGCGAAAGCTGATGCGGAGTCTATCCGTATCCAGTCTGCTGCTTTAGCTGAGAATCAGAGGTTAGTGGATTGGGAGGCTGTTAAACGCTGGAATGGCGTTCTACCGCAGACCATGTTAGGTCAGACGACTCCGTTTATTAACGTAAACAGATAGTGAGCCGGACGATGGGGTGAAGCAATTTGACCCCATCCTTTGAAACGCTATTTACCTGGGTGCACTGGTAAAGTTGGTTATACGTCACAGCGTGAGGTTAGACACGTCGGACGAACTATGACTTTAAGATCGCATCACGAGGCGTATCATTGCCGTTGGTGTGGGTTTTGGCATTTAACGTCAACGCCCAGAGGACAGTTTAAAAAGTATGAAAAAAATAAGGCCAATGTATTACGATCGAAAAGGAAAGCCGTTCAAGGGCACACCAAAAGATCCCCACGGGACTTTAGAGTGGGCGAAGAAGTTTGAGGACTTTGGGTATCGCCGGGTGGGGGAGACTAAGCTTTTTAGGGGCTGGGTTCAGATCTCGACTGTCTGGTTAGGTTTAGATCATTCTTATTCGGAGACATCTTTACCTATTATCTTTGAGTCGATGGTTTTTATTCGTAATCCGTTTACTGGTGACTGGCCTGTCTCACTGGAGTCACAACGCTACACCTCAGAGGAACGTGCCGCCCTTGGGCATGCAGAGTTTGTGCTGATTTATTCAGACGGCTGGTATACTTTTAAGCAGGCGATCAAAGCTATTTGGGATGATACATATTGGCGCTGGAAGATATGGAAATGGCAACCGAAAGATAAAAAATGGCAAGAGCTAAAGCAAAGAACACTGAACTTATTGAAACGGAAATCTACGTCCAACGGCTCTTGAGAATAGCTCGGCAGTCCGGCATGCGTGTGGCGTTGGAGACGATCCACGGTAAGGAGAGGATAGCTAAGTTTGTTCTACCGTCATATAACGGTAATTGGAAGAAAGGTAAAAAAGAAAAATGATATTTAGATTTGTTATCGGAGCAATAATTTGGATAGGTATATGGGCTGCTGTTAAATACCACAGCTTTGTGCTTGGCTTTTGTGTGGCGTTGTTTGCCATTGAGCTGTCTGCTTACCTGTGGCGTACGGTTAAAAGATTAGAGGAGGAGCGTCGGCTGAAAGATCTGCCGGATTACCTATGACTGACCAGTTAAAAGATCAGCTCCAATGTTATAAATGCAGATCACTGACGTTTACTGTTCACCGTGATCCGCTCAGAGAATACGCTGATCTCAAGGATAAAGCGTTAGTATTTGTTGTCTGTTCTAAGTGTATGGAGGACATGGGAGTTTTTGAAGATCCTAGTCCGGCACCAACATCAGGGAGGGCAGCAGTTTCTTAGTCCTGTAGTTAAATTGCCCCTTGACTATATTTATATATAGATCTAAAATAAATAACAGGAAAGCACATTACAAAATGTCAAAAAAATTAAACGCATTCATTCCAGAGCCACATGAAATCATCGGCTCACATAAAAACCTCGACACCTTGGAGTTCGCTATCCGTGACAACATCCCGGTTCTTTTAATAGGTGAGACTGGTGTTGGTAAAACCTCTATGATTAGACACCTTGCTGCCAAGCACAAGCAGGGATTACGCCGGGTTAATCTTAATGGTCAAACCACAGTCGATGAGTTTGTTGGGAAGATGCTACTCAACAAAGACGGCACCTATTGGCAGGACGGTGTTCTTATCCAAGCCATGAAAGAGGGGCACTGGATTGTGCTTGATGAGCTAAACGCTGCCCTTCCTGAGATCCTATTCGTTCTTCACTCACTGCTTGATGATGATCGTTATGTTGTCCTGGCTGAGAAGGATGGCGATGTCGTTAGGCCTCACCCTGACTTCCGGGTGTTCGCTACCATGAACCCTTCTGGTAAATATTCCGGCACCAAGGATCTTAACAAGGCTCTGATGTCCCGGTTCCCAATCATCCTACAGATAGATTATCCCGACTTTGACACTGAGGTTAAAATCCTCACAAAATATGCCCCTAAGATTGAGGAGCCTATTGCTATGTCGATGGTTAAGATGGCGCAGGAGCTACGCAAGGCGTACCAAAAAGATGAGATTGAGTATGTCTGTTCAACACGTGACATTATCAATTTCGCTATTCTCTCTCAAACATTCCCGGTACAGGATGCTATCCAAATGTCTATATTAGCTAGGGCTAATTCGGACGATGAAAAGGCTGTTAACACCATGGTTGCCCTGTTCTTCGGCAAGAAGGGTGAGACACCTTTTATCGATCGTTTTGTGGCAATGGAGAAGGATATCAAAGACCGGGAGAATGCTATTAAACCGCTTACCGCTGATGCCAAGCAGGCCAAGGAGGGGATGCTGGCTATGGCTAATAGAATGAGGGCTATGAAGGAGGCTGTTAAACAGGAGCGTGTTCAGCAGTCCAAGATGACTTCTGACTCTGAACGGCTTGATCGATTCCAGAGAGTGCTGCTAACCTTTGTTGAAATGAACGCTGAGGATACATTTAAAAAGGTACAGTCACAGTCCTGGTCTGATGCTAAGTTTATGAAAGACTTTGACCAAATCGTTGATGAGGAACGTGATCCGGCTAAACCTCTGGAGCTTGCCTCGGCAGTTGAAGGAGTGCCGTTTTAATGTATGCCTCACTTCGGTGTTACCAGAGCTGATGCTCGTTCTATCGCTTCTGTCTTATCAGGCAATTTGGCAGTTAATATTAAAGAGGGTGATGAGTGGGCGTTTGATCACAATACCCAAATGATTAAATACCGCCCGGAGGATCTCACTGTTCTTACTGAGACTGAGGTGGTGGCTAATCTGCTTCATGAGTGTGGGCATGCTAAATACACCACGCATCCTGTTAAGATCACGACACATACCTCTCTTGAACACAAGAAGAAATGGATGTTTTTTGCTAACGTTCCTGAGGACTTCCGGGTTGAGGATTTAATCCGCAAGTTCTACCCCTACGCTCTGGACTATCTACCTGAGTATTCGTTTAAGTCACGCTGGATCTTAAATGAAGCGCAGAAGACATTTACAGCTGCCGGTTCAGTTGTTCCTAAGTTCATCAAGTTCACCGTTGCGATGTACTCACATATTACAGGTGAGGTATTTGAGACTGACGCTGATGTCATGGACAAGGTTTCTACATACGGCAAGTATAAACCTTGTCCATG